GATTTGCAGCCGTTCAAGGTATTACCGCTTTAGTAGGCGATGAGAATGAGGAGTTGCAAAAGACAATGGTCAAACTTCAAGCGAGTATGACTGCGTTAAATGGTATTCAGGCGGTTGCTAATATGCTGAATAAGGATAGCGCAGCAATGACATCATTGAATACTATTAAGACAGGCGCACAATCATTGGCAAATCAATTCTTAACTGCTACAACATTACAAAGTGCTGCTGCGACTAATGTATTGAGAGGGGTATTAATAGCTTCGGGGATTGGTGCAATAGTTCTTTTAATAATTGCAGCAGCAAATGCGATGGATGCTTTTGGAGATGCTACTGAAAACACTACCGAGAAACTAAAAGAGCAACAAGATAGACTTGATGCTTACAATGCAAAGGTTGAAACTTTAAATAATTATTCATTAGCTAATCTTAAAAGACAAAGTGATATTGATAAGGCAAGATTAAAATTGCAAGGTGAGACTAATGATAAATTACTTGAGGAAGATTTAAAATTCTTAAGGCGCAAATTAGATTTTGACTTACAAGCATTCCAAGCTACTAAAGCGGAAACAGAAGCAAGGGCAAAGGCACAAGACCAATATAGCCAAACTGAAAGCGAAATAGCATTAAAGAAGTTAGAAATACAACAAGCTAAAAAGGATGAGAAGCAAAAGAGATTAGATGCTCAGACTAAAAAAGTAAAGGTAGATAATAGTCAAAAAGAATTTGATGAGACCTTTGCTCAGTTAGAAAAAGAAATGACTCTGGAGTTTGAAGCTAATGAAAGATTTAACGAAAGAGAATTAAAAGCAAATCAAGACAGACTTGATGCTGAGAAGGCTGCCGATGACAAAGCAAAAGCCGATAAGAAGTTAGCCGATGAGAAAGCTACTCAAGCTTATATCGACAACATAATGGCAAGACAATCAATTGCCCAAAGTTCATTTGATATAATTAATAGTTTAGGTGAGTTAGCAATCGGTCAACAATATAAACAAACTGCATTAGGTAAGACATTAGCACTTGCTCAGATAGCGACAGATACGGCAGTAGCGATAAGTAGCGCAGGTGTAGCAGCAGCAAAAGCAACGGCAGCAACAGGTAATCCATTGTCGGGTGTAGCAGTCTATGTAACAACAGTTGCAGGTATCTTAGCTAACGTATTAAGAGCAAAGTCAATATTAAGCGGTGGTGGTGCAAGTGGTGGCTCTGGTGGTAGCGGTGGCGGTGGCGGTCAACAAAACTCTAACCCTCCTCCAATAACAGGATTTACAAGAGGTGTAGATGCTCAAGGCAATCAAATTACCAAAGTAGTAGTACTTGAAAAGGATATTACCAACTCACAAGCAAGAGTAGTAAGAATCAGAACCAACGCTGAACTGATATAGTAAATTGCATATTCCAATTTATTAGTCATATACCGATAATGGAGTTATACATCTTAGATATTGATGAGAACGAAGAGGACATCACAAGTGTATTCGCAGTAGGTTTAGTAACTCAACCTGCTATAGAACGCAATTGGATGGCATTCGCTAATCAAAAGGAAGTATTCGCAGTAGTAGATAATGATAAAATGATATTGGCAGGGCCATTAATGGCAGCCGACCAACCTATCTATCGTAGAGATGGCGCACACGAATACTATGTATCTTTCCCTGCAAAGTCTATTGAGAAGATAGTAACAAAGTACGGAAGAAGTGGTAAGACACTATCCTTTAATATTAACCATAATGATTCAGCACCGGTGAAAGGAGCATTCCTCCAACAACATTTCATCATTGATTCTACCAAAGGAATAAACACTCCTCAAGGATTTGAGAAGTTACCAGATGGATCGTGGTTTGGATTTGTCAAAGTAGATGATAGAGAGTTTTGGGATAACGAAATTAAAAGCGGAAACTTAAAAGGATTCTCAGTAGAAGGATACTTTAATGATATAAAATTACTTGATGCTGAACAGGCAGAATTTGAAGAACTTAAAAATAAATTAATAGAATGTCTAAATTAGAAAAATTAGAAAAAGTAATCGGTAAAGAAATGACCGATAAACTAAGAGCAGTATTTACTATTGCCCAACCCGAACCTACAAAGTTCGTAAAACTTGCAGATGGTTCTGCTGAATTAAACGGCACTATCGAAGTAGGTTCTCCTATAACTTTAGTTACTCCCGAAGGTGAAGTACCTGCTCCAAACGGTGAACACGCTATTGAAGGTGGTAAGACTATTACTGTTGCCGATGGCGTAATCACTGAAATTGCCGATACTATGGTAGAAGCAGTAGAAGAAGAAGAGGAAGTTATGAGCGCAGAGAAAATCGAAGCACTTATTCAATCTTCATTAACTACTCAAGCATCTGAGTTTAAAAAAGTAACTGATGCTATGGCTAAGACTATTGCTGAATTAAAAGAAGGCAACAAAGTTGCATTCCAAGCAGTGGCTGAATCTTTAGAATTAATTGCTGAGATGAAAGCATCTGCACCCGAGCCAAAGGCTGACCCTAAGAATGTTTACGCTCAGAAAAGAGCAGCATCATTCAGTAAATTTTTAGAAATCAAAGAACAAATAAAAACAAAATAAAAATATGCTATTAAGAAAATTTGCATACGATACTGCTGGTCTACCCGCAGTCGTTAACGACCAATCGCTTACCTTGTTAACTCGCTCCTTCTTTGAAGGTAAAACAGGTGGACTCTTCCAAGTAATGCCAGGTATTAAATCATCTGAAGAATTACACTACATTGAGAATGACTTGTTCTATCAATCAGATAGTGGTTGTGCATTCAACGCTTCGGGTGCTACTACTTTCAGTAAAAGAACTTTGACAGTAGGTAAAATCAAAATTCAACAAGAGTTTTGTTCAAGAGACCTTGAAGGCTTCTGGACTGAACGTGCATTGAAAGCAGGTAGTAACTATGACTACATCACTTTTGAGCAAGACTTGATGGCTTTAATCACCAACAAAATGATTGAGGCTAAAGAAGTAGCTTTATGGAAATCAAAAATCGGTGGCGGTGGTGGTTTGAACTTAATCCAATATGATGGATTCAACGCTATCATTGATGCAGGTATAGGTTCAACTATCAACGGAAACCCAACTGCAATCACTAAAGCTACAGGTATTACTGCTGCAAACGTAATCGGTATATTCGATGGTATGTGGGCATTGTTACCTGCTAAATTAAAGCGTAAGTCTGATTTGTCATTTTATTGCGATAGCGTAGTATTCGACTTGTTAGTGTTAGCTTTGAAAAATGCCAATATGTTCCATTACGATGGTGTAAGTGCTTCTCCTTATCAGAGTGGTGTTATCACATTGCCAGGTGCAGGTTATAAAGTAACTTGTCTTTATGGATTAGATCCATTGAACGCAGCAGGTACTACTGCATTCGCAGCTGAACAACGTATCTACTTGAGTAGAGATTCTAACTTCGTAATCGGTACTGACTTAGAGTCTGATGAAGATTACTTTGATGTAAGAGAGAATCCAATCACCAAGACTTTGATGGTTGACATTCATTTCAAAGAAGGTACTCAAGTGAAATTTTTGAACGAAATCGTAGTATTTAAATTAGTATAAGAATATGGCAACTTGCTTAATTGGAAACGGATTTACCCTTGACTGTAGAAAATCACTTGGGGGTGTAGATGAGATTTGGGTAGGCGAGTTGGAAGCACTTAACACAACAACATTTGCAGTAAGTGGTGGCTCAGTCACCACTATGGCAATGACAGGTGGTAAGAAATTCTACAACTACAAATTACGCAAACATACATCTGAAGCGAAAGCAGATAATGGCGGTGATGTTGCAACAGGTTCTGGTTACATAATGCACTCAGTTCAAATTCAACTTGATTCTTTTGATATTGCAAAGAGAAATGAATTGCGCATATTAGCACAGAAACCTTTGATGTTCATCGTTAAAGATAACAACGGATTATACTCATTGTATGGCAGTTCTAAAGGTTTAGATTTAACCACAGGAACGGCAGGTACAGGTAAAGAAGCGACAAGCTTAAACGGATTCAATTTAACCTTTACAGGTAACGAATTAGAATATCCTTATGGCATCTCTTCTGTTATCGTAGCATCATTAGTATAACTATTTAAAACATAAAGGAAGCCTCTCTATATGGGAGGCTTTTTTATTTTAGTTAAAAATTAATTTTTTTATATCAAAAATGTGTTTTAAGTTTGAAGTATGGAAAACCAATTATCAAAAATAGTAATCGAAGATGGTCAATCAATCAGACCATTTCACAACTACCTAAATGAAACTTATGACCAACTTGCAGGCAAAGAATTATCTTTTGAAGGAGTTGTCTTTAATGACCGAATAGAATACCTTAACCACTTAAAAGGAGTTGTTGAGTTGATGATTAAGCAAGCAGAGGAGTTTAAAAAAGAAGACTTGGAAGGCTATTTAGAAAGTAATTAATATGGCATATTTATACGAAGTTACCAAAGTAGGGGAAATGAAATTCACTGGTGTAAGTAAGTTAAGAATTACCCAAGATTTTATTATACATATGGACTTAGACCAAAATTGTAATTTAGTAGAAGGCGATGGTTGTTATAATATGTATGCAGGGGCATTGAATAAAATAATCTTAGGAACATTACAAGATGATGAAATAGACAAGCATTCAATGAAATATAAAATAAAAAGACACAATGATACTAAAAAAGTATCAGATTGGTTAGGTAAATTTGAATATCATACTTTAATACATTTTATTGATATATAATAAAGACCTTCTATTGCGTGTAGCTTTGGAATAATTGAACATCGCCCCTTGTGAACAATAGTAGCAAGGGGTTTTTTATTTTGCACTTTTACCACTTATTGTCATATACCAATATGATAAGGTTAGTATTAGGAACGAATGTAAAAGTAGATTTAACTCTAACAGAGAAAACTACTATTGCAAATCCTACTTACTTGTTTGAGTTTATCAATAATCAAGGGTTAAACAAAGTATATTGCATCTGTGCAGACACAAGTTTGTATCCACTTAGATACAATCGTTTTACCATCGTGGTGAAGGCAAGTGGGGCAGTCGCATTAAGTGGTGAGATAAACTTAACCATTGGCGATGAATACACTTATAATGTGTACGCTCAGACCTCAACAACAAATTTAAATCCAACTTTAGCTAATGAGTTAGTTGAGTCGGGTTATATGACATATGACAAATCTATGACAAGTAGAGCAGAATACGAAAACATCACAACACGAAAGGTTTATGAAAAGTAAAGTAATAACATTTAGTAAATATCCCCTTTACTCAAATGAAACACCTTTGTTCAGAGAGCAGAAAGGTCAGCCTTATGTATCTAATGGAAAGTTTAACGACTATCCCGATTATCTTTCTTACTTATACAATAACTCTGGCATTCACAATGCGATAGTAAGTGGTAAGGCTAAGTATATTTACGGAAAAGGATTCCAAGTTAAAAAGGATTGGGTAGGCAATACCATTCAATTAGAAAAGGTAATGAACTCTATTAATTCTTATCAGACACTTGATGAGTTAAGTAAGAAGAAAATATTTGAAAAGACATTATACGGCGGTGCTTGTTATCTTATTGAGTGGGGTGCTTTAGGTAAGCCTATCTCTGTAACTCTTCAACCTTATAACACAGTTAGAACAGATAAAGATTGTAAAACTTTTTGGGTTAGTAAGAATTGGACTCGTGAAATGTCAGCAAGTACACGATGGAGACTTTCAGAAAATAGAATGCCATCTGATGTAGTGGAATATCCTGCTTTTAATATCACAGAAAAGAAAGGTAAACAGATATTATTCATCAAAGATGACAACCCTGCAACAGATATCTATCCATTACCAGAGTACGAAGCAGGTAAAACAAGCATAGAAACGGATATAGAATGTGGATTCTTCCATTTAAATAACGTAAAAGGTGGCTTTAGTGCAGGTACTATGGTGACTTTTTTCAATGGTGCTATCGAAAATGAAGAAGAGCAAAACGAAATAGACCGAGCATTTAAAAAGAAAGCTACAGGCACAGACAATGCAGGTGAGGTTCTAATGAATTTCCAAATGCCTAACACTACACCGCCCGATATAAAGTCGCTTAGAAGTAATGATTTAGATAAACAATACGAACAGTTAAGCAAAGATGTAATGACTAAGACATTAGTCGCTCACAGAGTTTCTAATGGTTTGCTATTTGGGATAAAAGAAAGTAACGGAATCGGTGGAAACACAAGAGCAGAGTTTGATTTAGCGTGGGAACACTTCTGCAACACTTATGTAAAGCCTAAACAACAAGAAGAGTGTGAAGATGTAAACTATATTTTAAGTCTTTACGGAATAGGGGGCGAACCTTTGGAGTTAATTGTACTTGATCCGATTGGAATAGAATTAACAACAGATACTATTTTAAGATACTTAGATTCAGAATCAATCAAAGATTTAGTCTATGGTAAATTAGGAATAGAAAGACCTGCGGTTGAACCTACACCATTACCTCCTACACCTGCTCCATTTAATAAAGCTTTTATGAAATTTCAAGATGATACTATCTTAGCTAAGTTTATGGAAATAGGCGAGAGTGCAGATGACTTTGAAATAGTTTTAGAAGTAGGCGGTTATGATGAATTTGCAGTTCAGTCCGATGAAGAAAAGATAGTAGACATCCTTACCAAAAATAAAAAACTATCAGTAAAAGACTTAGCAGGACTTTTAAAAATATCAGAAAATCAAGTGTATAAAATACTTGACAAATTAATGGCGAGTAACACTCTGGCGGTTAAATATATTGAGAGAAATGGCAAGATACAAATTGAAGTAGAAGAAGTTACCAAGCCTAAAGATATTGAACTATTGACTAAGTGGAAATACACAGGCCCACAAGATAGTAAGAACAGAGATTTTTGTGCTTCTATGTTACAAGCTAAAAGACTTTACACACGAAGTGAGATAGATAGTTTAAATAACGATATGCAAGACTTTAACACCGATGTATGGAAATATAAAGGCGGTTGGTATCACGACCCTGTAAGAGATGTGAACGTACCTCAATGCAGGCATTATTGGCAGAATGTAATAGTAAGAAGAAAATGAGTTTAGTACCATTATTTATAAGCGCACAAACGATTAAAACATACGGCATTATCGAAGGTAATGTTGATGACAAATTAATCAGTCAGACCATTGTTATGGTTCAAGATATGCAACTTCAACAATTGTTAGGGACTGACCTATACAGAGAGATTGCAAGTCAGATAGATGCAAATACTTTAACTGCGTTAAACACTACTTTACTTGATGACTATATTACTAATTTCTTAATGAATGCAGTAATTGCTGATGGTATAATCACTTTTAACTATCGCATCTCTAACAAGGCGATAATAACTGCTAATTCTGATAATCAACAACCTGTCGGAAGTCAAGACTTAGAATTGATAAGAGCCAAATGGCAGAGTCAAGCTGACTTCTACGCTAAAAGATTAACCAAATATTTAGTTCAAGAATCAACTGCTTATCCTTTGTATTTACTGAACAATGACATCTCAGATATTCAGTCTAAAAGTGCAAAATATAAAAGTGGATTTTATCTTGGAAGCGCAAGAAGAAACAAATCAAACACCAGAATAAACTATCCTTATTGCTTAGACAATGACAACGACTGTAACTGTTAAAAAAAGAGGCAACAATAAAAAGAACATTGAAAAACTTTTAGTGTTTTTGAAAAAAGAAAAAGATGGTGACAAAAAATAACATAGCCAAATGGTTCAGCGACTTCGCAAGTAATCACACCCAATTAAAAGATTATGGGTATGGTGACTTCTCGGATATATCGATGGAACGTGCGACTACTTATCCTTTAATGTGGGTGAGTCCTCAGCCTTGTTCTATTGAGGGTAACCAAATAAGCTATTCTTATACTATCGCAATTGCTGACCGATGCGACAAAGAAAGAAACAACGCTATCGAAGTAGAGAGTGATACCTTTCAAATCTGTTTAGATATCTTAGCAGGTGCCAACGACCAAGCAACTATTACAGGTTGGGAACTTTCCGAGACATCTACTTTAACTCCTTTCTTTGAAACGTGGAAGGATGAGGTAGAAGGGCACATGGTGACTATTACTTTAATAGTAGACTTCGATTATGATAAGTGTTCTATTCCTACGATAAGTCCAATAACTCCTCCGAGTGGTGGTCTTTGTGCTGATGGTAGAGTAACAGTAAACGCTACTTTCTACAATGATGTGGCGAGTGGTGGTGCTTTAAATGTAGTAGTTAAGAATGTTGCAGGTAGTTTAGTAGGTAGTTTAATCGGTGGTGAGTGGATAGTTCCGAATGCGATTACTTGTGTGGATGTTGATGTAGAATTAAACGGAACATTTATTGAATCGGTTGCAAGTGGAGGCACATCAAATACATTAGTTAAAAACACATTAGGAGCGCAAGTAGGAAGCTTAATTGGTGGCGAGTGGATAGTACCATCATTAGTTCAATCAACGCAAATAAAAGGATATTGGGGCGCAACTGTTACAGACTTAATTCAGTTAACAATTGATGCTGATAACGCAGGAACTTATACAAGCATTTCAGATGATGGTTCAAGCGGAACAATAACATTGAGTAAAAACGGAGGTGCGTTTGGTGCGTTTAGTAGTCCTTTAGTATTAGTAGCTACTGACACATTGGATGTTAAACGTACAACTTCAACAGGGGTAGGATTCTTTAAAATAGTAGGCACTTATTAATGGCAAGAAGATTTACATATTACGCTAATTTAGCACCGAGTTACGATGCTGATGCTCAAGCGTTCTTTACTGCTGCATCAATAACTGATAGCGGTCAAAAAGATGCTATTAATACACTTGTTTTAGGGTTAAAATCAGCAAGTATATGGAGTAAGATTCCTTGTATTTATCCATTTATAGGAGGAAATTCTACATCGCATTCTTTCAATTTAAAAGACCCTACAAAGTATCAATTAACTTTTTTTGGAGGATGGACACATTCAAGTACAGGGGCAAAACCTAATGGAACAAATGCGTATGCAACAACTAATTTTAAGCCTAATACAGATTATACTAACCCTACATCAAATCAAGGGCATGGGGTTTATACTAATACAAATTTTATTAGTGCGAGTTATTCTATTGGAGTCGCTGATAGTCCTAATAACGCTTATATGTTAATGAATTATAGTGGGAGTTTTATGGTTAATGGCGATATATCTGGTAACGCTAACTATGTAACTACTGATAGTAGAGGTCATTCTTTAATACAAAAATTTAGTGGTTCAGATGTTAAAACTTATAAAAATGCAATACAAAGAGGTGCAAGTGCTTTTAGTCCTAATCTTAAAAGCACAAATTTACAATTTTATTTAGGTGCAGTAAATCAAGATAATGTACCGATAGTTTATGGTCCTCAAAATTTATGTACAATACATATGCACAATGATTTAAGCGTACCTGACATAACTAATTTATATACTTTACTTTTTAATTATAATACAACACTTTCAAGAGCATAATGAAACAAATAGCACTATTAACAATCTATCAATACAGACTCTTATACAATAAGACATTTGATATTAATTCTTTTTTCAACCCTTCCTCTTTGCCTAATGGCTCTTACTTTATTTCAGCAGAAGAAATAAGCGCATATCAAGGAGTTGAGTTTGCTTGGATTAAAGACCTTCCTCTAATTGATTATACTACTGATATGCCAAACACTACTCC